GCCAGCTTGGTCTTGACGATGCCAACCACTTCCACCGTTTCGAGGAACGGCGGGAGCACATAGCTCACGGTCAGTTCAACCGGGAACACCGGCGGCACATCCACCGGCAGGATGTCCTGAAACAGGTAGCAGAGATCCGGGGCATCATCGTTCCAGTCCGGCGGCAGGGTGGCCTGATTGGCTGCGGCTGGGGTGGCGTTGACCACTTCTGCTGGTGCCGCTGGCAGACTCGTGGTGCCCGGTGCCACCGGGAACCATAGGGCCGTGGTATTGATCGCGCAGAACGATGATGCACCGCGGCGGGCAGCCTGGCCAGTGATCACCAGCGCACCAGCAGCGCATGACAGGCTATAGGTCATGATCCAACACCTCCCCAGAAGAGTGCATCAACCGATGCCACGATGCCATCACGGCTGAAGGTCCATGATGCAGCGTTGACCCGATACTGACCGGTCAGGTTGTCGGCCTTGATGTAGAGCGGATCAAACGGCTTCGATGGCAGCAGTTCTGCCGGCAGCTGCAGGCTCACGCCCTGGCGGTTGCCGATCAGCAGGCGATTCTGCACCCGACCGAACTGCAATGCCTGCTCCTGCACCCGCGATAGCTTCGGCGTCCATGTCGTGGGCATGTATGCAATGCCGACCGACGATGCGCCGGTGCCGGTGCCGCCACTGATCGAGAACTCATTGGTCGGCGTGAATGCCGCATCATCCGCATACGGCAGACTCAGCCTGATCACGCGGTCGGCATCCACTGAGCCGTAGCGGTAGAGAATGTTCGCGGTTTCCTGCACCACTTCGACGTTGAACTCATTGCGGCTGTACTTCTCGGTTGCAGCAGGCTTGCCGTAGGCGCGGCGTTCCAGGTCAACCGGATTGGGCTGGTCACGGCCGGTTTCGGTCTGCACGGCAGTGGCGTCAACCTGATTCTCAGGACTGGTCAGTGTGGTCTGCACCTCAAGGCCATCAGCCACCAGCGTGGCCGTAGCGATCTGGTTGACGTATGCCTGCGTGCGGGCTGCGGTCTGAAATGTCAGCCGCGACTCGCTGCTGTTCTGCTGACCGGCCTGAGTCTTGGCCCAGTGGACGTAGCGTGCCGTGACGGTCTTCTCAAAGTTGCCGGCGTAGAACTTTTCGACGATTGTCTCGCTGGTCTGCACTTCGGCATTGGTCAGCGTCACGCTACCGCCACCGTCGATGTCCTCAAAGACGAACTGCAGCGACAGACCGCCGGCAATCTCAGCCTCTGATTCGTACTCTCGGGTCACCATCCGCAGCTGCCGGCCCTGTTCGTCGTAGCTGTAGAAGCTCTCCGACCGTGTGACGCAATCCGCGCCGCTGGTGCTCAATCCTGCTCCCAGCCGTTGCGCTGTATAGGCCGGTGCGGCAGCCCACAGCGGCTTGCTGCTGGTCTGCACGGTCTTGGTCTGTTTGCCGTTGAGGTATTCGGTCACAGACACTGACAGCGGCTTGTAGCTGTACGTCACTGTCACCTCATCGCCTGCGGTGGTGGTGTAGTTGATCGGCACACTGACCGGGAACCCAACGGTGCGATCCTCCCGCCAGCCGCTCACATCCTCCAACGGATCCACGGGGTTGGCCGGTGGAGCGGGCGGCGCCGGTGCGCCAGGGTCCGGCAGCTGTTCATTGGTGATCGGGTTGGCCGGATCGTAGTCAACCTCCAGATCAGCGGTCCGTGCGATCCGGCGGGTCGTGGTATAGGCCACCACCACTGCCTCACCCGGACGGTTGCCCACACCGATAGGCGAGAGGTCGATGATCGTGTCAGCATCCACCACCGGGCCAGTGCCGGTGTCGGTGTCCAGGGAGCGGATCACCAGCCGCTCGCGTTCATTCAGAAACCCGACGTAGGACTCTGACACCAGCAGATCAGACAGCACCGGAAGGATGCCGCCGGTGAGGTCGATCTCCGCCATGCTCGTGTAAGTGTTCCGCAGCGGGATGTCATTGGCGATCGTGATCTTCATGTAGTCGCACAGGTACCGCGCAATGCCAGCTGCGGTCATCGGCACCGCGACGAATTGCTGCAGGTACTGGTATTCCTTGGCCAGTGCGGCAGCCTCGGCCAGTTCAGTGGGCACCTCGGTCGAGGGCACAAACACGCCGCCGGTTTCCGCACGCCGCCCGGCAACCCTGCTGGTCACATACAGAGACTCGCCAGACACCGCATTGCGCAGCCCGATGTTCGGCGTGACGTCATCGAACATCGTCAGCTTGCAGCCCAGCTGCACGGTGGTGACGCGCCGGAACGGGTCTGCGAAGCTCGACAGCACCCGCAGCTTGCGGGGGATCCGTGCCGCGATGCCGCCACGGCTCCATGCGAACTCCACGACCTGCCCGATGTCCGGCCGGTAGATGCCGGCCAGTTCGACACTGCCGCGAGTCTTGATCAGCCCGCTGCCCTGCAGGTGATCATCAGCGAAACTGCCCTGGATGATCGGGCCGATGCTGCAGTAGACGTTCGCGCGGATGTCCAGGGTCATCGGATCAGCGCCAGGGTTAGGGACACGGTGTAGCGGGTGGTCTTCACGCCAGCGTCAACGATCGCCTCAGCGGAGGCAGACGGGCCATCACCGATCGGGAACCACGTCCCGGCCGCTGGGGTGGTCTGCACGATCGCTTCATACCACGACCGGATCGCGGACCATCCGGCCGCATTGGTGGTGCCATTGATCTGCCGCACCTGTGTGGCCCCCAGCGGTCCGCTGATGTAGTGCCGCCCTGCTGCAGTGAGCTGCGGCGCTGGGGCCTCCTGGTACCGCTCCATGGGCTCGATCAGCGTGAGGGCGGTGGTGCCCACGGTGACGGTGCCCAGGCTCGGGCGGCTGAGGGCCTCGCTGGACTCGCGATTCTTCTCCTGCTCCCGCAGCAGTACCGCGAGGGCTTGGTTGGCATCCACCAGCTCGACCGAGGCCTGCACCAACGCACCAATCTGCTCACCCGATGGGGCACTGGTGAACCAACAGGCGATGCCGGACCACGACTGGCCGAAGCCGGTTGCCGTGAGGCTGATCGTGGTGCCGACCGTGGCTGTGAGCAGGGTGTCATCATCGGCCAGGCGTGCATCCCGCCAGGTGTCATAGGCACCGGTGAGAACTGCCCACTGCGCAGCGGTGAGCAGGCCGGAGACTGCCCACCGTCGAGCGGTGAGGCCAGTGCGGGCCTCGCCCTCGTAGCCATAGGGCTGTGCGGTAAGGGTTGGGAATGTCGCGGCGCCGATCGTTACGGTCATCGGAGGTTGTTCACATAGTCCACGGCTGTGGTGCCGTTAGCGTTGTTGCGGACGTTGACCTGCACCTCCCATTTCCGTTTTGCCAGCTGGTTCAGAGATAGCGTGAGATCGTTCATGGAATCTTTCAACTCGTTCTCGGCGTCAGCCAGAGTGCCGACTTCACCCGATAGGCGCTCCAGTTGGCGGAAGGTCAGGCTCTGCAGGTTGAGGCCGGCACCGGTCTGCTCCAGACCGTAACGAGTGGCAACCCGTGCCGGGTCAAATGCACGATCGCGCTCTGCCTCTCTGATCCGACCCACGAGTAGTTGCCTTGCGTTCGCGCGTTGTTCGTTTGTCGCGATAGCAAATGATTTTCCAACTGCAGCCGCAAATCCCAATTGACGACCTCGCAAAGCTTCAGCGGCGTCTTTAAGCGCATCGCGTGCTTCTTTCAATCGTTCAGCAGCACGCCGAGTTGATTCTTCAATCGCCACACCGATTCCCGCTCCAGCTTCAAGCAATGCGCCGGCAGCTGCCTTGATACCTTCCGGCTTGCCGATCTCTTGAGCCACCTGCAGGTCACCTAGCGCCAGTGCTGCATCACGCCGCGCACGTTCGATGGCAAGCTGTTCTTGGGCAAAGGTCAGTGCATCGCCCTGCAGCTTGCGATTGCGAACCATCGCATCCAACTGGTCACGGTTGGCCGTGCTCAATCGTTTGGTGGTTTCGAGTAGGGCTTTCTTGCGTGCATCCTCATCTGCCAGTGCCTTGGCAGCATCCTTTGCTTCCTGGTCCCGCGCTTCGGCTGCTGCACGGCTGGCACCCGTGAACCTGTCTGCCCGTTCGCGCAGCAGCCCCATCACATCTGCCAACTGCTGACCACTCAGCACAAGTTGGCCAAACGCGTTCTTACTGCCTCCGACCTGCGCGATTGCATCACTGAGAAGATTCTTGGATTGCTCATTGGTCAGGCCGAACTCGCTGCGGATGCTTTGCAGGTAGCCAACCAGGGCGCGTGCGTCATTCTGCGGAAGGCTGAATGATCGCGTTAGGTCGTATGCCTCGGCTTCAACCTGAGCGCCTTGTAGTGCCTGGGTCAGTGTCTTAACGCCGTTGACCACATCACCGAGCAGGCTCTGTCCAAATGATGTTTGCAGTTCATCCCATGCGTTCTTCAGTGATTCGATGTTCTGCGTAGCGGTTGGAACACCACTAGCGCCGCTGTTCAGTTCATTGAGGCCCTTTGTCAGTGCTGGGAAGAACTGCTGTGAGGTCAGCTGGCCGGATTCAACCAGCTTGATCAGCTCCCGGCTGCTGATCCCCAGGCCGCGTGCGGTAGCAGCAAATGCCGTGGGCAACCGCTCCCCCAGCTGCCCGCGCAGTTCTTCCATCTGCACGGTGCCCTTGGCGGCCACCTGCTGCAGCGCCAGCAGACTGCCGTTGATCGCGTCATTGCTCAGGCCCAGTGCCTGGCCAGACCGCGCCACGGCCGAAAATAGGGCCTTCTGCTGCTCCAGTGGCACGTTGGCCGCTGATGCTGCAGCGGTGAAGCTGGCAAAGCCTCCGGCAAGGGTCTTGAAGCTCAGCCCCAGCTCATTGGCCAAGCCACGGGTGAACCCGAGCGCACCCTGAGCACCCTGCGCCCCGAGCGTATTGCTCAGCCGGCGGGTGATGCCCTCCAGTTCTGCGGCTGCGTCAACGGCACTCTTGAGGCCTGCAACAACGGATCCGACGCTGACTGCGCCAAGCAGTCCGCCCAGCAGACCGGGGCCACCTCTGCCGCGTTCTGCCTGCTGCTGCAACCGCTCAATCTGCGCGATCTCGGCATTGATCGATCGGAACTGCGCCGACCCGATCACCGCACCGCCACGTTGCGACCGCAACTGGTTCAGCCGCGCATTGATGCCGTCCAGGGTGTTGATCTGCGCCCGGCCCGCACGCTCAAACGATGCTGTGGTCGATCGGTTGTATTGCTCGACGCTCTGCCGGCCCGCCTGCAACCCAGCCTGCAGCCGCGTGGCATCCGCCGTCAGGATCAGCTCAGCGGTGCCCAGTGTCTCAGCCATACCCTATTTTGCCGGCAACCTAGGGCATGGCTTCCGCACTCACTGCCCTGGCTAATGCCACGGCAACCCTCAACCTGCCCACCACCGGCACCACCACCGATCCGGTAACGGGCAACATCCGCGCGAACACCGAAACCGTCTCGATCAGCCTCTACCTACGCCAGGGCACCATCAGCCCCACGGATCTGCCGGGCATCAACATCGAAGGAGATGCGTTCGATGGCTATGTGCTCAATCCTGTTGCCCTTGATGCTCGCGTGCAAACCGGCACCCTTGGCACACTCACCTTTGCCGGTCAGCCTGCCATGCCCTGCGAAGTGGTCGAGGCCCGCACCCCATTCGGCACCACCGGCCTTCTGGGCTCCACCCTGCAATCCGTGCTGGGTGATCGCATCCGCCTGGTCCGTTACCGGCAGGCCGCATGACGACGATCCGGGCAGAACTGGACCTGAGCGGGTGGAGTGGTGACAGGCTTCGGGACAGGGTACCGGTCATCCTGGCTCGGTATGCGGACGTGCTAGGAACCGAGTTTAAGGAGCAGATTAGAGCCACGCAGTACGACTGGCCCGGCGAGACGAAACGCTACGGGAAGTTCCGCAGAGCAAAGTCAGACCGCAGCCGCGCCAGGGTTCTCAAAGAGCAAGGCGGCGCCAAGTACACACTGGCCGGCAGCCCGCGCAACATCATCGACAGCGGGGACTTTCTGCGGAGTCAGGTACGGCGGCCTGATAGCCCAACACAGATCCGGTTCATCTGGGGTGGCGGCAGCGTCACCTATGCCGGGTACATCCTCAACGGGATCCCTGATCGCAACTACCCAGCACGGGACTGGATCAGCCCCGCACTGAGTCGTCATCCGATTGAGCGGTTCTTCCGAGACGAATGGAACCGCCTCGGATCGCTCGGCCTCTGATCAGCTGACGGTCGCCACCGTGAACGTGGGAGCCACATCAGCGCCGCTGCCGCCCACATCGCCCAGCGCCACCTGCAGCACGTCACCAACGACGTAGTTCCTGCCGCCCAGGATGATCGTCGGCGCTGCCGTCACAGTGCCGCCAGCTGCCACCACGATGTCAGCCGTGGCATTCGCACCGCTGCCGCCGATCAGCACCACATCGTCGTAGGTCGCAGCCGTCAGGCCCGAGCCGGCAGTGGTCACGGTCAGCGTGGCGATCGGGTTGCCCTGCGGCCACCACTTCAGCTGACCGAAGCCGGTCAGCGTGAAGCTCATCG